GTTTCTGACCCCAACAAGACATATCCAAACGCAGGGAAGCCAACTGTTGAGGTTAATGTAATTGTGGTATCTGTAGTACTTACTGCGCTGGCCACAGTAATGGCTGCGTTGGATGAGTCATACATGGGAGATGTTTCCCCCGCCGCACGTTGAACCCAAACTTGAATTGGTCTTGCTTGGACTAATTTATTGGGTATTGTGGCATAGGTGCTGATGCTGATCCTTGTAATGTTCAAGTCAGCTTGATTATTCTGCTGGTTGGCATTGGTTCGGATTACATGATCCAGCAAATCAATGGTGTCTTCTGGCAAAGGATATGTGTTTAAACCTTGCTGTAGGGTTACTGTACCTTCATCAAAAGTCCACATATCCAAACCACGGTTTTGCCATTCAATGGTTAGAAAGTTCATTGACCTACGAGCTGTGCGTAGGTCATATCCTGAGCGTAGCTCTCTCCCAGCACGTTCCCACGCTTCTTCTGCAATTTCTGTGAAGTCAGGGGAAAACCCTGTTGTGCCGGAAGTTGTGGTCATTTTGCCGCTCTCATATTGTCAACCAAATTAGGGTAAGGCCTTCCAGCAGCTTTGGCTATTGCTTTTGCCTTAGACTTCTTGGAAGAACTTAGCTTTTTTGGTTTGCCTAAATCTTTAGGACGGGGTTTGTCCCAGACTTCCCCGCCCTCTTTGTACTCTTCAACAGCATTAGGATTATCTTTTCGGATAATCTTTTTGCCTGATGGCATCTTGGAAGGGTTAATAGCTCCCATGCCACGGCTTGCCATCATCTCATCACCCCTTTGGTGAAACCTTTTCTAGCTATACCATCACCACGCTTACTGGCTGAAACAACACCGCCTTTGGCGTAAGCTTGGGTTTTACCGCCTTTGGAGTACTCCCTGCCAGTTCTTGGGTTTCTGGAAGAGGGTTCAGCAGCCAATGATGGATCCATACCCATGTTATTTAGCATTTGCTGACGCATTGCTGGTGTGGCAGCTTTCCATTGGAGCGAATTTTTAAGGCTTGTTAGCCTAGCATCTGGAGGATTGTATGCAGGCCTAATTGGATTATTTGCACTATCCGTTAGTTCTGCATCAGATACAGCGGCCTGTGATGGGCCTGTAGGCTTAGTAGCCGCAGGAGTAACAGGTTTTTTCTTGGCTGGTGCAGCAGGCTTTACTGCTGGTGTTTGGCCAATATTACCTGTGCTGTCATAGTCATTCTGACCTGCGTTTAAAGCTTGATTGCTTGCCAATACATCCGCAGCACTTTGTGTCTGCGTTGGGGCTGGTGCTGCTGGCGTAGCTGGCGCAGTATCTGTTGGAACAGGGCTTGCGCCAGGAATGGTTTTATCGGGCTGATCTTGGCCTTTTGCATAGGCGTACAAGGCAGCCAAAGCTAGAGGCGTAAGATTCATGTTAACCCCTTACTTGGAATAACCACCGCCGCACATTGCTTTGATGTGATCATCATGCAATTTATGGCCTGCTGCGTGTTCTTTGTAATGCTCAGAATGATGCATATGACCTCCAACCATATGTTCTTTAAGATGCTCTTTAGGCATCTTGTGGGTATGATCATGTGGAGCTTTACCGTGGGGGATAAAGGGTACGTGTGCGTCTTTCATGTTGACTCCTTATTTGCGTTTGGGGGATTTAGTGCCAATGTCATTGCCAGCCATCTTGGGCATCATGGCCCGAGTATGTCCTCTTTGCTGAATAGCATGTTCGCCACGTGGTAGATTTCCCTTTTTGAGATCTCCACCTTTTTCCATTTTTGATGGTTGCATACGAGCTTCTTTAATGCTACCGCCTTTGGCAAAGGCTTTGCCGCCTGTAGCCATCTTTTTACGGTACATCACAGCAGCATCACCACCTGTTTCAGAACCATAAAATCCATTTTTCTTCCAGTTAGCGGGTTGCCTACGATCCAAGCCTTGTTGTTTGTTCATGTAATCACGCAGGCTTAAACCAGATTTTTCCAATTCTTCCTTGGTAACAACCTTTTTCTTTGGGGTTGCTGCCATTTTTGGAACTGGAGTAGGCTCCATATCTTGGGCTTGGCTACTGTATTTCTGTCCAGTTTCTTCATCCATATCAGAAGAAACATTAGATCCGTCTTCGCCGTCATATCGTTTTGTTCTCATGATTGATCCTTAAATAGTTCTGCCGCCCATTTTAGGCATTCTTGCTTTGGTATGGCCTTTTTCTTGAACAGTATGTTCGCCATGAGGACGCTTACCACTAGCAGTAACTTTCTTCATGGGTTCACCTAAAGAATATTGACCGGGGACTGAACCGCCTTTGGCAAAAGCTGCTCCGCCAGCTTTCATGGCTTCTTTCAAATGATGATGGGCCATTTTCATATGCTCATGTGGTTGCATCTTAGCCATGCCACCTTTTTTCATTCCCATGCCCATACCGGGAGCTTGTGCCGCCATAGGAGGACGCTTGGCTGCCATCATGGCTGCTAACATTTGAGGGTTAACCCTGCCACCACGTGCCATTCCTTTGGCTTCTTCACGCTCTTCTTTTGCGATTTTCTCAAGCTGTTTAGCCTGACGCATTTCCATTGCTTTTGATTCTTTCATAGATCCACCTTGTTTAAACGAATGGCCTTTATCGGCCTCACTAAAATCTTTCCCCACGCTCTGGGGAACTCCTGCTTTCTTGGCGAATGCTGGATTGTGAGCCACCGCTGCCATGAAATTGTGTTGTTTCTTGCTAGTACTTGGCATATTAAATTACCTTTCCTTTGGTCAATCCTTTGATTGCACATCCATCCGCACAATGCCAAGCCCGAAGACTTTTATTGATGCGGCTATCTGGATCATTTGCAGTTTTTGCCGATGTTAGTTTTGCCTTCATTCCTGACATTCTGGCGCAAAAAGACTTCTTCCTTGATCCGCCCTCGGGTTGGGGAGGCTTTAAATTCATCCCCTCCTTCTTTGCGGATGCCCGTCCCTTGGCGTTTAAACCGCCGTTCGGATTCTTCCCTTCTTTGCGTTGCCATGCTGGTGACTTAGCCATAAGTTACAGCCAAAGAAGTTAAAGTTGTACCAACAACATAAATACCATTTTGACAAAGAAGACCTTCACCGGGAATTAAAACTTGAAATGGTTGAACAGCAGTTGCATACTTAAATGTATATAAAACATTTCCAGTATTATCTGTTCCATCATAAAGAGTAAAAGTTCCTGCTGTTCCATTGCCTAAAAAAACAATGGATTTAAGTCTAGTTCTGCCAGTAAACAATTGAGCAGGAAAAGTCGTTGCGGTTGCCGACTTTACGTCATATTGCATTGTCATGATTAATCTCCTTCTAAAAAGGGGCCGAAGCCCCTATTGATTAATCAAAGTTACCGTAGGGGTAAGTTGTGGTTGTACCAATGTTGCCATCAACTTGTGTATAACGCACTGTCAAATACAAAGTACCTGCGGTTGGTGCTGGTGTTCCTGTACCTGTGATTGCCAAAGTCATCACCACTTGCGAGAATGTGGCTGGCTCAACTACGCCTGTTGGATTAGTAAAATCAACAGTGGTAGATTGGATAGCAGCCAACTGTGTACCAGTGAAAGTTGTGGAATAACGACCAGCAACCAACACGTTTGCAGTAGCGGTCAAAGTTACTGAACCGTACTGAGTGCCATTAAATTGATTGCCAATATTCACAACACCAGCAGTGATTGTGCTGCCACCTGTGATGCCTGTACCAATGTCAACAAAGAAGTCGTTGATCTGCGATCCTATGGGCAAATAGAATACTGCGCCACGATAGACTGTGGTGGAAGCATCAGCAGTGGGAGTTGCTGCAACTGGTGGATAAACTGAACTTGATGGAGAGTAAACAATTGCGTTTACGTTGGGGATCAAGTTGCCATTGACAAATTGACCACTTCCGCCAGCATAACCAGCGGTTCCATTGCCGCCTGTGTTGGCAAAGTTTAAGTCAACATTTTGTGTTAGATCAGTGTAACCTACGTTACGTACTGGGCCAAAACGTTGGTCGCCCGAAAGAATTGGGCCTGAAAATGTACTGCGTGCCATGATAAATCCTTATGCAAAAGCCTCTTGTCAATCGTTGCATCGTGACCCCTAGGCGGGCTGCCGACAAGAGAAAAATCCTAGATAGTCTGTTTATACCATTATGTTTAAACAACGTCAACGACTTTATTTGATTTTTTAAGGTTCTCTTCCTGAGTGATAACACGCAGATTCCAAGGCACATGAAGGCCGCATACAGATTCTGAAATGAGCGGAATAATGTGATCAACTACATAGCGCTGACCAGCTATTTTGGTAAGTTCTTGAGCTTTTAAGTACAGGTTTCGCATGGCCAGCTTTTGTTCTGGCGTAATCCACTTGGGGGTGGCATTTCGATGCCTACGTTTACGGACGCTAGTAAGAGCTTTATAGTACTCCGGATTATTTTCCTTATGTTTTAATTTATATTGGTTTACCTCTTCTTTTGGTCTTGCACTAGATCTGGCTTTTACAGCTTCTTTATTTCGTTCATAGTAACGCCGTCCTGCTTTTTTGGCGGCTTCAGACTTTGGCTTCTCCTTGCGTTTATCATTATCAATTACCCAGTCCTCTTTCATACACTCTACACATGATCCCTTGGTTTTGCGTAAAGCAATATGTCCACGAATACACGCTACTCCCGTAAAGTAATGCGTTGCCCCTATACGCTTTGCCTCAGCCCTGTTATTTGGATACTCCATATCATTCTCCTGGTTACGATACGAGCAATTATATGGCAAATAAAAAGGGCCTGCAAGAGGCCCTTTAAAAGTACTAATTTAATACTTTTAGTTTAGAAAGAACCGCTTGATCCCCAGATTCCCAATGGATCTGACCAACCAAACGAATACCTTTCACGTGCTTTGTATCGAACGTTCCCTGTATCAAAATCTCCGTCCATTGAATTCTGGAGAGGAGTACGTTCAAAGTGCTTCATGCCGTTAGGCACATCAGTGGTCAAGAACCATGCATTAACGTCAGTCAAGAAGTGATTCATTACATATCCTTCGGATATTGAACCGTTGTTCTCGATAGCATTAATATCATTGTTGTTTGTACCAACACGCAGTTTGGTTTCGAGCAAACGGGTTGCCACGAACTGGAGTGAAGGAGGAACAATCAACTTCTTGGGTTTAGCAGCGATCAAAAGACCACGCTCGTCCGTCCAAGCTGCGATCTGAATGACTGCGCTCTCTAGAGAGGTTTCATTCAAGTCAGCTTGAGTCGTTGGAGTGTTGGCGTTTGTACCGCCGTTCACCAATGGGTGAGCAGAGTTAAACAAAGACACGCCATCGCCACCAACATAGGCTGGGTTAAAGCCATTGTTGAGGACGGCAGCAGACTTGACTTGCTTGGTATAAGCCATAGCACGAGCCAAACCCTTTGTATAACGAGCGGCTAGGCTGTCATACAAGTTATCTTCAATCGCTTCTTCAGTGATTGAGAAACCAAGGGCAATGGTTTCGTGGTTATAGCGAGTTGTCCATGCCTCTTGAGCATTGTCATAAGCGATGGCTGAACCCTCGCCTTTGACTGGTGCTGCTGAGAAGCCAGACAATTTGGTCTCTTCTTCAAATGAACGCTCTGAGGTCTCTGTTTCGTAGATCTCTTTGTGTTCTTCGCCGTAACGTGCATACTCTAGACCGAACAATGCGTTCAAACCTGGGAGCAGTTCTTTTAACAGTTGCGCTCTTGAAATAGCCATGATTTAGCTCCTTAGACAGCAGTTGCAGTGTAATACTCGTGGATACCAAAGTTCAATTTGACTAGAACTTCAGGATACTGTGTAAACACTAAGGTTGATGAAGAGGCAAATGCGGTACTTGGAGCTGCATTCAACACAACAGTAGTTGCGCCTGCTGAAGCTGCCGTAGCAACGTAAGAACCAGATTGGATAAGCTGACCATTAGGAGCAATAGATGCTACATCTGTTCCCACGGGGAGAGCAAATGGAATACCTGCTGCGGTTGTCACTGTAGCGGTTGAAATGCTAGAGTAAGTCGCTGTTCCCAAAGATTGTGCTGTATCTGCAACCAAACCAACCACACGAGCAACATAAGCAGAGCTTGTTGTAGCTGCGGGGATGATCAATCCGTTTGAGCTGTCGCCTGTGTTGAGGTTACCTGCGAGGTCAGAACCTTGCAAGTTTTGTCCAACTAGAGCATTGGCTGCGGAAGTCACAGTTGTTGAACCAGAAGAAGCCACAATAGCTGCTTTGAAAACAGTATCAGGATCATCTGTAACGTAAGCTTGAATATCACCAGCTAGGATACTAGCGGGATAATATTGGCTAAAACGTTTTTGCTTGGTCACTGGATCTGTATAAGTACAGCCCAAGAAAATACCAACCAAACCAGCAGCACCACCAGCGGTAGTGACAGCTTGACGGGTTACAAAACCACGTGCTAGGGCAACAAAGTCACCATAGAAAATGTTTGTTCCGTAGTTGTACTGGATAGGTAATAGACGAGTAGAACCCGCAAATACCTGTCCACCAATCAAATTGATTGGCTTTAGCCCGTAAGGGGCAGAGACAATTGGGTAAGCCATTTAAGGACTCCTTGTGAATTAAGTACCTGAACCGAAGGTAACCTTTGAACTTCTCTCTTTGAAAAGAGGCATTCTTGGGTCACTGTTTCTCATGAATGTATTGTCCACGGACTCCATCTGCGCTTTGTTTTGCGAGTTGTAATAAGCATCCCGCTGTTTCATAAACTCATCTGGAATTCTGCAAAGCAACAATCCACCGATCTCAATATTGCCTTTAAACTGACCGCTATGGGCTGCTTGGATCATCAGTTCTGGATATTCCTCCGCTTTCACGGGTTCCCATCCTTCTCTGAACTTAGAAGAAATGTTCTGAGGATCGTCTTTACCCATCATTGAGATACGAATGTATCGATGAGTCCAACCCGGTCTTGGGTCAGGCATGGGTAGAATCTCAGGCGCTCTCCACGATTGAGGACGTTGAAATTGATTGCGTGACTCGGTGTCACGACTTGCACGATTATCAGCCATTTGTATTTCTCCTTAGTTGAGCAACCTCACGAGCGTAGCGTTCCAATGGAATGCCCAGTCGCTTGGCAATGTTTACCTCTGACGCAGACAATGTGATTTTTTTAGGAGCCACACTTCTAGACGCAGAAGCGACATTTGATTTAGGGCGCTGCCTCGTATCAGCGGTTTCCTCAGACTCAAACTTATCCGGGAAAACTTGACGAATTCGACTATCTAAACGTTGATAGTATTCATCACTCTGCGGGTCAACGCCCGATTTAACCAGTTTTGTATGCACCGCTAGGGC